TCGTGGTAGTAGGTTTGTATAGAATTGATAAATTGTTTTTGGTTTCAATTCCCAATATTGTTGTATTTCATTTACAACTTCTATCCAATCGGCTTTCATTGATAAAAATCTATGGACCATATAATTGTTCCAAGTCTTTTTATCTGATTCAGATAGTTCGTCCCAATACAATTGGTTCTGAACATTTGTAACTTGTTTTATGTGGTCAAATAGTGTTTTTGTTTTCATAGTGAATAACCTTAGATATAAATAAATATCTTGTATAAATCTGAAAATGTAATTTATTTAATATTGATTTGTCATTTCTGTTCTTTGAAATGAAACTTTATGCCTATCGTAATCCATACTATCTAAATAAAGTTCATTGACTTCATCAGAGTATTTGTACTTACTAACATCATCTTTAATATAGATGTTATTTCTTGCAGCAAAATCTAAATTGTCTGTGTCGTCAAATAATTTCTTATCAGCTTTACCAAACTTAAACCCATACTTAACATCAAGTTCAAAGTCATCTCCATTAGACTTAAGGGAAAAGTTACAATTAAAGTGTGAGTCTTTTAGATTGTATCCTTTAAAATTATCTCTGATAACAAAATTAATATTAGATTTGTTCGTTGTGTTTACCATTACCCAAGCAAATCCTTTGATTGTTTTGATAATTTCATTTTCAATAGTATCGACAATATTGTTTTTATAGTCATCTAATAGTGTGCGATGTTCTTTAGGTAGTAAAAAATCTTTACTGAATATACTATCGTCCATTTCATCTTTTAATTCTACTTGCATATCCCCAACTTGTAAAGAGTTCTCTCTAATTCTTGCTCTGTAATATGGTGGTTTTCCACCCTTTTCTTTTGGTGTGGCATATGAGAAATCGTCTCCTATCAATTCATCACCCTCTTTTGTAAATTGAAATGACTTTAACATTACCTCTATGAAGAATGCTTTCAAATGTCTAATCATTAATGTGTTTTTAGTATCATTTGAAACCCAAGAGTTCAACATAGTTTTTTCCTTTGAAACCTCAAAATCATCTCTATAAACATCTAATGGTGTATGGTCTAATATATCTGTTGATTGCATTAAGTTCAATAATCCATTGTTTCCAAAGTATTTGTGGTTGTCGTATAGGAATTTTAATTGTAACATAAAGTCCATATGATTTTCTTTTGGATAACCTGGTATCCAATTTGCATTATAAAATACATTACTCTCGTGAGCAGATTTTAAGAAATGACTAACATCATCTGAACTTTGGTTTTTTTCCATTAGTGCTAATATCTTATTCACTCCATTTTCTACACCAACATTCATATAATTTAATCCAACATTAACTGCTTTTGTCAACAATTCTCCGTTTAACTTCTTGTGTGTTCTGAAGTGTCCACCCCAATACATTTTTGATATGTTTCCATTATCTATTTCTTCTTGTAACTTATCTACAAATTTTTTAAAATTAGGCATTGACCCATTAATCAATGAATCAGTAAACCAAAAGTTATTAATACCAGTCTGTTCTTCCAATCCTCTCATTTCATCAACAATTTTTTCATTGTTTTTGTATCGGTATAGTCTTGTTTCACTACAAAATGTACATTTAAAAGTGCAACCCCTTGAAGTTTGCATAGGTAATGTAACCTCTAAATCAAACAACTCTGCTAATCTTTTATAATCATCTATTACATCGGTATCCCAACTTGGTATTTCCAATTCATTAAGGTTTTGTGGTAATACACCACCATTGAATACTGGCTTTCTACCACTACGACCCCTTTTCAACACTGTAGGAAAACTTGGTGTCATTTTATCCCAACGATAAATACCCTTTACATTTTCGTAGTGTCCGTCTTCCACATAACGATTTACTAAATCAGCAATAATTTTTTCCCCATCACCTGAACCACAAGCTATATCTACAAACTCTCTATAATTATCATTTTCAACTAATCCACTACAATCAGAATACCAAGAGTATGGGCCACCATACCATATCTGAATCTTTGGATTTTTTTGTTTTACATATCTAGCTATGTAATCTGTTGTTACTATATTTGACGTGTAAGTTGTGAATGCCACGACATCATACTCTGCTAATTTATCTATGTATTCGTGCCATAAATCTTTGAAGTAAGGTAATATTTCAGTTTGAAAGTTTGCTTCAGAGTTCCAAGGTTTATCATTACCCCAATCCCAAAACTTTTCTATATTTTTTTCTTTAGTATGAATTGATGATAGTATATTTAAATCAATTTGTTCTACAACGACATCTTTATTATTGATGTGTGATTTTAAACTACCGATTGCAAATGAAGGTGTTTGAACTGACCATTGTGGACATATACATAGTGCTAATTTCATACAAAGCAATCTCCCAACATCCAAGTTATTAGTGAGTGTCTCGTTCCCTTTGTGATTGGTGTAACTCTATGCGATAAGAATGCTGGAAAGATAGTTATACTACCTCTCGTTTTCTTTGCTGTATAATTATTTTTACCTGTTTCGTCTGTGATACCGAACTCTAAATCTCCACCCTCATAGTTTGTTTCATCTGACAACTGAACAATGGCTGTTAGTTTTCTTGTGGAAGTTTCTTTTGCTCCACTATCTGTATGCCATTTGTATTTACCACCAACACCATACTTTAATATTTTTACTGATTCTAATTCTTGTATATTGTATTTAAATATAGAGTGATTTGCTAATTCAAATACCATTTTTAATTTATTGTTTAGTTTTTCGTCATTGATTTTGACTTCTTGGTTGTCACGAACCTCTTTGTTCGTAATGTTATCGTCATATTTACCAGCAAGTTCTGATATCGTTGGTTCTTTTCTTTCAAGATACCTCATCAACTTTATACATTGTTCGGTTGATAAGAAGTTTTCTTTATGAACTACAAATTCAAATGTATCGTTTTGTATCATACGAATGTATCTCCTACTCCCCAACACACACAAGAATATCTATTACCTTTCGTAATTGGTGATACTCCGTGTCCTGCAAATGATGGATGTATTATTAACTTTCCTACTTCTGGTTCAATTGTTGTCCCGTCAAATAAACTAAATACTCCACCCTCATAATCTGTATTTAAAAATACAATACAAGTTAGTTTTACTGAACTAAAATTCTTTATCGGGTGAAAGTCTGAATGTTGATTATACCAATCTCCTATGTCGTATCGGTGTGCTTGTAGTCTGTTGTCGTAAATACCTTTAATGTTATATTTGTAGATTGTTTGGTCTGCTATTTTTATAGCTGTCCAAAACTTATCGAGATATTTTTGTTCTTCTGTTCTACTAATGTTTAACATACAAACTTCATCTTTCATAACTGGTTCATCTTGCCAAGTGGGATTTACTCCGCCCGTATAATGTCCTTGTTTTCTTTCGGATTGTTCATCAATATATTTGATAAAGAAATCACAATCCTCTTGTGAAAAGAAATTACTTTTTTCAACTACCCATTTGAAGTTTTGATTCAACTTCAAAGCTTCCATATCTATTGGTTTATACATTGTTATCCTTATTTGAAATGGTCACCGATAAATAACTCTTGAATTACATATCGTTTACCTTTACTAACTGGCACTACATTATGACATAGGAATGCCGGAAATAATGTTAATGAACCTTTTAGTTTGTTCATCGAGTACCACTCTTTTGTATCTTTATCTTGGATACCGAATTGAACATCTCCACCCTCGTATTCACTTGGGTCTGTCAATTGAACAATTCCTACTAATTTTCTTACTGAACAAGTTCCTGCATTAAAGTCTGTATGCCAACCATAGAATCCACCCTTTTGATATTCTATTAACTTTAACTCATTGTCACACGCATCAATGTCAAAGTGAAATACACTATCATTGACAATGTTTGCCATTTGAAACATCTTGTCTTGTAACCATTTCCAATCTTTATTGGTCTTATCTGGTCTGAACTCATTGTCTTTCTGTTCACATAAATACCACTCATTAGTTTTTCTAATCTCTGGCATAACTGCGTTTTTACCTTGTTCATCTCCGACACAACCAATCACATCTTGTTCTGATTCCATTATGTCTTTTTTTAATTCATCACACTTTTCTGATGATAAAAAATTTGGTATTTGAATTAAGTATTTAAAATCGTTATTCTGTTTCTGACTCATCTGATACTAAAACCTTATTTGCAAAGTAGTTCTTGCCGTTATTTGTGTTGTCTATATTGTATGTTGTTTCTGTTGTGTTGAGTGGTTTATATCCCATCAACTCTATTTTGTTTAAATCATCAGTTAAAACTTTATCACCTAATTCTAATGGTGCTTTGTAACCTTGACCCTCTACATAAAATGGATGGTCGTCTGTTGCTTTAATTATAGTATTGTTATCAAATTTATACTCGAGTAAGTTGTCGTGTTCAATTTTTGTTATATCACCCACAACTGAATTTTGTAATTTGCCAGTTTCTTCGTTGTATGTTTTAATTTTCATACCTGATGTTATTTTTCTAATCTCTTGATAAGTTCCGTCAAACAATGTAATCATTGTATCACCTGTGAAACATTTACCTGGTGGAATATTATGGACCAATATATCTGATGTAAAGTATGTATCGATATCTTCAACATCTAATGAATAGAAAGTTTCTTCTTGTGCTACTTCCGTTTTAGATGTTACTTCAACTTCGTTTGCGTCTTTATCTAAAAAGTAATCCCCAACATCTATGTCGTCTGGTGTTCCCCAACTCCAAGTATCCCCTTGTTTTAAAAAATATCTTGCACCTTTCATCATAGCTTGTTTCATAACTGGAACTTTAATACTACCATTAATTAAGTAGTATCCATAATAATCCTCTTCAAAAGTTCTTACCACAACTGAACCTGATGCTGTTGAACCACTCAAATCTGTTGAACTATAACTTAACCAATCATCAAAATAAAATTCATCTGGCATTCCAACTGGTTTGTATGATTTAACGATATCGCCGACTTCTACATCTTGAACTTGTTTAGTTGAATCATCATACATACGAATTGAACTACCACTTGCGGTTGAGTATAATAGTGCGTTTTGTATATGGTATCTATCACTACTTAAAATAAATTTTGGTGCCATTGATAATACTAACTTATCCTTTTTCTTTGTTAGTATTTGTCTGTCTGGTGTCATCAGATATTCATATTTAGGTGATTTTAAATATCCTTGTGTTCCTACGGTTGAACCACTTGGAACAATGTAGGTTTCAATTAATGAACCACTATCCACACCAGATTGGTATGTGCTATTCTCTGCTACATACTTATGGAATAAAATTGAATTGTCATAAGAAGTTCCATCTTGTGCTGGATTTTTAATTACAAAGTCTGGATGATATGCATTTGAATCTGAAAAAGAACCTGTATTAAATACTGGAATTAAACTTGAACTAACTGGTGATGAATTTAATATCGTTCTAAATGTATTTTTGTTAAATGAACCACTTACAATCTCTAACAAGTTGTCATCACTATACCAAGGTGTTTGCATAAACAAATGGAAACTACCCGTATGGTCATTACTACCTCTTTGTGAGAAATATGTTAATGAAGTATTTTCTGCAAATTCAAAATTTACTGAAATGTTGTGTCTGGCAAAACTTGAACTAATTATTGGTTGTTGAAAATTGGAAGGATTAAACTTAACGTTATCATTTTGTCCATAAACATATGCAGTTGTACAACCTTTTTCATTTGCATAATCTGCCATTAAATCAAATGAAGCTGTTTGGTCATTATAAGTTCCATAAACACCACACGCAGTATTCATTTCATTCAAGTAAATATCACCTGTGGTTTCTTCTTTTATGTAATCGACACCAGCAAAAATACCAATATTGGTGTTTGCTGGCCAACCACCACCACTTCCTGTGATGTAATTTAAATAATTTTCTATTGTTGTTTGAACTGACATATTTTTTTCCTACTAATAAATATCAAATTTCTGTTAATTCCGTAAAAATATCTTCTTTCATAACTGATAGAGCTGGTTTATTCCAATCTTCTAATTTAATTGATGCGTAATTGTATCCTTGTTGTTTGATTTCATTACACCTCAACCATACTAAATCTCTTCCTAATCCTTTATTTCTATATTCTGGTATTATATAACGATTACATAAATAAGGATACTTTCTATTCCAATCTATAAATGCCCAACCACACTCAGTCAAATAAAATGTCCAATTATCTTTCAATCTACTTCGTAGGTCTTTTAAATTCCACTCTTCCCAATCTTTTCCAAATGAATCTTTAAAATTATCCAACTCTTCTGATACTACTTCAATCTGTTCTGAATGAATATCATTATAGTTTGTAAACTCTTGATAATTTTGAACCTCTCGTGGTTCGTAATTACTTAAATCTATCTTGTAATACATCTTTTAATCTTTCTGCATATTGTTTATGTGCTTTTGGACCTGGATGAAGTCCGTCCTCAGTTGTATCCACCAAGTCAAAATTAACATCAAAATATTCTGCTGGTAAATCTCCGTCCCAAGTTCCCCAAATTATTTTATCACGACCTACAAAAGTATTCAATATATTATAGTGATGTAAAAAATTAAAATATTGGTTGTATTCATTGATATTAGTTTTTTCTTTTACCTGCCAAGGTCTCATAACCACTCCGTCATCATCAAACCAAGTTCTTCTGAAAAAATGTGGCATTGTAATAATAAATATCTGTCTTGTTGATTCTGGCATATAAACTTCTGATAAAGTCTTGACTGCGAAATCTAAACCTGTCCCACCTGCTCCGTAATTGTGAACCGCTGTGTTTTCATCTCCGAGTAAATGAGTAAAGGTTTGAGTTTGTTCAATATCCCAACCATAAGTCCAACTATCCCCAAATGTGTAGATTTGTTTTCTGGCATTTTCGTCATTATGGATTGGGTCGTGTTGTCTTCCACCCTCTAATCTACCCATATTGTTTTGATAAATATTGAGAGCTTCTAAATGAGATGAAACATACTCACCTTTATCATTAGAGTAAACGACATTACCTTTATCGTCTTTGTGTTGATAAAGTTTTAATCCGTGTTCTCCCTTTGGAAAACCCTCGTCTGTATTTTCTATTGTGGTTACTCTATGATTATCAAAGTAGAATTTATCTACATTGTATTTAACTTTCTTGTCCATACCAACCACTTTTTCTCATTATATCTTTTATTCCCTCGGCGTATAATTTGTGAGATTCTACTCCTGGGTGTCTTCCTGCCAAGTCGTGTAAATCA